TTGATCCGTCCTGATCGCCTATGATGAACCAATCCTTGTCATTCCAGACATCACGGATTTGAGCCATCATCTCCCTTGCAGAGTTGTTTACTCCGCTAGGAGGCATTCCCTCTGGCCAGCCATCAGGTGCTGTCGAGTTATTACTCGCTGCCGTTGTGCTCCAGGTTGATATTTTACTCATTTATTCTCCTACTAAAGAACCAAAATCTATTTTTTTATTTTTGGTTTTATTTTTTTCTTGTTGTTGTGTTGTTTTTAAATAACTATTTAAAAATATTTGCATTGATTGTATTATATTACGATTAGGTATATTTTCTTTACCTGCACCAATTAATATTCTGCGTCCAATTTTACTTGTAAATAATCTTCCCACACTTGTTGCTTCTATAAGTGTTCCTAATGCTCGAAGTGAAAAACCTCTTAATCCTGATACTGCTTCTGCTGCTTGTAATGAAGTTCCTGCATCTGTACCTTCACGCATAAAATCCATAACAATTCTTGCATTTTTAAGAGCTTTTAATTCTTCAGGTAAAAGTATATTTAGTATACCTGTTTCTTCATATTGTTTCAATACAGTATCTAATTTGTTATAATCTAATTTTTTTAGACCTTGTTCCGTTATTGATGATTTATTAATAATATTATCTATAATTCCACTTCTTACTGCAATATTTAAAGACGATTGAGAAGGGCCTAATAATTTTTCAACTTCGGTAATAGCTTTACTACTTTTAGTATTTAAAAGTTGAGAAATAAATGGTTTTGCTAAACTTTGATCTCTAACTGCTGGTTTAATACCACTTTGATTTATTTCATCTATTGCATTACCTATATTTTTAAATTCTTTAACTCTTGGTTTTCCTATTAAAACATTTAATGTTTGCTTATCAAATCTATTTAAATTTTTATTTATATTTAAACCATCTCCAATAATAAATCTTTCAAACTCTTTTCCAACTGCATTAAATTTATCTTTACTAATTACTTCTTTTAAAGTTAAAACATTTGATGAATTATAAGGCTGAAATAATCTTGCAGCTAATTGTGAGGGGCTTTCAGATTTTGAAGCATCTATAATGGCTAATTTTTCTAAAGTTTCAAATCTTTTTGCAGCAGATTTTGTAGCTGTTGACCACGCATTAGCAAATTCTTTCGTTCCTTTATTCATTGGATTTTCAAAAGAATTTTTTAAAGCAGTATATAATTGTTTTGCTTGATATTCTGGCAAACGAAGATTTGTACTTGCTTGTCCTGGTGGTGGCAATGTCATATCAAAAACTCGTTGTTGTAATGCCTGTAAAACATCAATATCAACTTTATTGGGGTCAAGTATTTTAATATCATCAATTACTGATTGTAATGCAGAATTTATAGGTTTGACATTTTTTGTACCACCTTCTAAAGTTGCAGCCTTTACTCCTTCTTCTAATTTATCTGCTACTTTAAAAACATTGGATATATCAAATTTTACATCTTCATTTAAAAGACTTCTTGCTGCTAAATATTTTGATCTAACAGATGCTAATGCAGCTTTATCCCATTCTTTAATACCTGTTTGAATATTTTTACCAGCACCAATAAAATTTGTTTCTTTAGGTGCAACTTTTAATAAATTAAATAATTCTTTTTCTTTATTTTTATATGCAGTATCTAAACCTACAACAATCTGACCTATTGTATCTTTTTTTGTCAAATTATTAATTGCATTAAATGTTTCATTTTCCATACGATGTAAATAATCTCGTATATCTCCTGTTAATGCTGCTGATTGACCTGATAATCTTTTAATTATAGGTGCTCCAAAACCTTTACTAATTACTTGTCCTGGCAAAGGTTCAGAAACATTTAAATCACTAGCAGCTTGTTGAAATTGTTTTGCTTCATCTGAAACTTTAAATAAACCACTACCACCTCGTAATCCTGATATAATATTTTCTATAAATCTTCCTGCTGCCGCACCACCAGTAGAATAAGCTCCTGTTCGCAAAGTTTCATCTATATATGCTTCCGATGGAGTTTGTTTTTGTGAACCATAAATTTCTTGCAAACCTTGTTGTCCTGCTTCTGTAACTGCTCCTGTTAATCCCAAGCGTGCAATAAAAGGAAATAAAGATACACCCCTCGATTTAGCAGCCATCCAAATTTCAGGTGCTATTTCGGGTGCTGAAGCAAAAAATTCAGCAATATCTGTTAAAAATTCTCCACCATCAACAAGACTATCAAGAAAAGGTTTATCTAAATCTTGAAAAGAAGTATTGGCATCAGTTTTAAATTGTAATTTTTTTGTATTTGGGCTGTATCTCAATTCTCCTTTAGGATAAGTATTTTGAAATACTTTTTCTTTTTCTTCAAATGTATCTCCAAAAAAAGACATTTTTGCTCTTGTTGTTATATCTTGCAAACCAGTTGCTGCCGATTCTCCTGATGGCTGAACAGAACCTTTAGATAATAATTCTGTACCCCCTATTATTGCATCTCCAAAATTAAATTCTACCATTTAAAAAAACTTTCCTATTTTTCTTTGTCTGCGTAAATCTCTTAATATTTTGAGAGCATCTTCTGGTAATATACCTAAACCTACTAATTCATTACCATAAATATTTAAATCATCTTTATTATCTAAATCGTATTTTGGTTTAAAATTTTTATTATCTGAATTAGCGATAATATCGAAACGATCTGATGCCATTAATTCAGCACTCATTAAAGATACTACTGCTGCGTAAACTTGTGCTGGTGATGCTCCTGCTGAAGTTAAGCGTAAGGCTTCTTCAGCTATTGCTCTTTCAGTATCAGTATATCGGCCTGATTCTTCTCCTGTCATAGTTTCAAGACTTGAAGAAATATATTTTCTTGCACCAGTTCTAAATGCTTGTATATCTTTAACATCTGCTCCTGCTATAACACTTGTAAAAGCATCGCCTAATTCAGGTGTTATTTGTCCAATTAAACCACCACCTTTTTCAGCAAGAAATCCTTTAATACCTGTTGCTCCAGGAGTATTTGCTAAATCATTTAAAATTTTTGCTCCTTCAGATATTTTTGCTACTGAACCTACTTTTGCTGTAGCTGCTGCGTCTTTTGTATCTTTTGGAATAGAACCAGGAAGATATATATTTGTTTTTTCTGCACCTAAAGTTTGAAAGCCTGTAGCTTGATTTATTATTTCATTTATTGGTTTTGTAACATCAACACCTGGAGCAAATTTAACTTCATAAGTTTCATCAGTATTTAATGTATAACCTTGTTCATTTAAATTTTTTATATCGTTTGGTGTTAATATTTTAGAATATTTAGTTGTTTTAGGAGCTTCTTTAATTGTTGTAAATTCAACTTTTGTATCTATAATTTCTCCCATATCATTTATTATATCTGTTTCTTTAGCAGAAACAAAACCTGTTGTAGGACCTCCGTGTACACTAAATCTAGGAGCTTTCATTTTAGAAAATTGATATTTAGCTACCTCATCTTGAAGATAATCTCTTTCCCCTTGTCTTTTTCCTGCCACAACACCAGCAGCTATTTCACCAAAGGTTGGGGCTATCGGCCTTTTTCCTGCCATCGGGCCTATTTGCTGTAAAATTCCCTGACGCATACTGCTGATACGAGGATCAGAACTCATTATAGTTTCTTTAATTGTATCTAATAATCCCATTATTGTAACATTCCTAGTAATCCACCACCTAATGCCCAGTAAGGATTAGCTGAACCCATCATGCTTCCAATCTCTGCTCCTGCCAGTCCACCAGAAAGTAGTCCTGCTGCAAGGTTTCGTTGAAGGGGTTGTATTCTTTCTCCTGTTTGTCCATAGGAACCACCAGTTGCTCCTTGATAGGCTCTTAACTTTTCATAAGGCAGTTGTTGCTGGTATTGGTATCGTTGCATCGCATCGGCTAATGCCGCTTCTTGCAATCCTTCTCTTTCCGCTCCCACTTGTCTTAATCTTCCAATGTCTTGATAATCTGCTTGTGCGAGTTGTGGTGCTTGGAATAGGACATTCTGCATGTTTTGTCGCTCTGCCGCATATTGTGGGGCATAGACTTGGTTGGCTAAATTTCCTAACTCTCTTGCGAGCACGGCTTGGTTCGCACCGCTACCGTATCGTCCTGCTTTAGAAAATTCAGACTGTACGCCTGCGGTTACATCACCTGCCATTTGGTTGTATAGTCCCTGTAAATAGGGATTGGTTGTCGGTGATAAATATTGTCCTTGTGCTTGTTTGAGTAATTCGGATTGAGCTTGTTGCAGTAAAGGGGAGCCTGCCGTTGCCCGTGTTTGTGCCGCAGTTAGGGCGGTTTCCGTCTGTGGAGAGAATCCTACATAGGTCTGACCTGGATAATAACTTGGTCCTGGTTGTCCGTATAATGATTCTGCTCTCTCAAATCCTTTTGTCAGATAGGGCTGTTGCGTTGCCCACGGTTCAATGTTCTGAACTGATCTTGCTTCTCCTGCTCCTTTACTCATAAATTTTCCTTAACTAATACTATGTGTTTGGGCGTGTAATCCTTGAGCCATCTTGACCACCCCTTGCGGCCAACTAATTCTATGCGATGGCATTTATTAAGTTTTGCCCATTGTTCAATTTCATTTTTAATTTTTTTAAACCAGCTTTTCATGTTATCTCCTCCTGCGAGAAAATACCGACAAGCTCGTTTCTGCGGATAGTCCACTATTTCTGTAACAATGGCTGCTTCCACTTTTTCTTTTTTCTTGCTCCAACTAATCCATAACTGCATCTTGCCGTTAATTAGACTGTTGAGAACATCCTGGGAGGTGTAGGCATTGCCGTCCATCTCCAATGGTTTTTCCAAATGTCCTTCAACCTGTTTCCATAAGGGTCCAATATGCTCTATGGGAACAAAGGATATTTCACTATCCGATGATGATGTAGGCGAAGTTTTGGTCTGTGTTTGCACTTGAGGCATGGGTTAAAGTCGCACTCCCATCCGCTCTAGCCGATACATACAAGTTAGCTCTGGCTGTTGCTCCGTTTGCCGTAATCGGCATAAACAAAATAACACTATTGCCACCTATTCTTGCATCGGTTAAAGTAGTTGTCGTTGAACTCGCTGTTAAAGTTACCGTTCCTGTGGAGTTCAGTTTCCCAGAAATGGTGTTATTGAGATAAACACTTACAATACGCAAATGCTCGTCATTGTCTGGTAAGTATAAGGGTGCTAATGGATATTGATTAACAGCCATTACACAGACGCTACATAAATATCCAAATCTACTGTTTGAGCCGAAGTAATGGATTGTCCTTTAACCGAAGTTAAATCAGCCACACTTGGAGCGGCTACCGTTCCACTTGCTACTGCATCCAACATCGAGGAAGCTCCGCTTACAATAAGGGATTTTCCTGCATCCACTACTATCCAAGCGTTCTCCGCAGCTCCTGTAAGATTGATATATGCTCCATAAGTATCATCCTTATTAGTGATACGAATATACTTAACATCACCTGTAATGAATTGTCCTGCACCTGCCACGGTACTGAAATCCATTAATGCTATTGTTGAGTTGTCGCTTGGCAGCGTAACAATGCGGTGAGAAATCTCGTTAATGCTAGAGATGGAAAGAATGTTTTCATTTCCCTGGTCTATGTTATTTAATAAAATTTCTTCCTTGATTGTAACCTTTAAGGTTGCTGCTGTAATTGTTGTTGCCATTATCCCTTCCTCATTTTCTTGAATGTTTTTGCTAAATTAACCCTTCTTGATAGTTTTGTATTTCCTGTTTTTTTAGCTTTCTTTGCCATAATGTTTAAATCTTTGCTTGATAATTTTTCTTTACCTTTAATCAGTTTCATGCGTTTAGCAGTTGCTCGCAATGCTCCTGGTTTCTTAACTGCTCCTTGAATCCAATTCTTTTTAGGTCTTGCCATTATCGTAATCCTTCTGGTCTAGCGGATACATCCACGCCCTTGAGGGTGGTGAATGATCCTGTTGATGTGCATCGCAAACGATGAAAACGGCTTGTTGACCGTATCGGTGTTGTTCCTGTATCTGTCATGCTGACTGCTGTTCCTACTGTTTGGGTGTCAGCTTGGCTTGCTCTTGTAATTGGTGTTACGGTTGTTGTTCCTCCGTCAATAATCGGTGTTGCCGATGTAAGGGTGGAACGCCTTCCTTTTGCTCCTTCAAATTCTGTTGTGTCTATGGTTGCCGTGGCATTAGTTCCAGCCAGTTTTCCAAACTTATGAGAACCATTGAAACCACCTATGCCAATATCGCCATCCAGCCAAGCCCATGAATCCAGGGAATAAGGAAGTGCATCCAAATCCGTTGAAATTTCATCAAGGGCATCCAAGGAAAAGGCTTCTTGAGCTGATGTATTCATAAACTCAAAATCAATTTCCCCTGTGGACCAACGATCCAAACTGTAATTGTAAATCATTAGCTTGTTATTGGTGGAACCGTCAAATCCTTCTCCTGCATAACTCCACATGACTGTGGTATTTTTAGGATCAATCGCTGCACAAATTCCATCTAGTTTTGCTCCAATCAAGTCATTGAAGAAATACTTGTTAACCTTGTTCGCTCCGATAGGCTTCACATTGATACCATCAAACATATAGAAACCGTCATCTGATAAAAAGAATACTAATCGTCCCCAAGCTGTTATGCTTCGAGGTGCGAAACTTCCTAGATTATCAGCCGCCTTGTCAAACTGAAAGACCAGAGGAGTACCTACATAAGTACCACGAATGATACTTCGTTCTGTAATGATGGTGAGGTATTCTCCTCCGATCAATCCTGTAATCGGACCTACTGCTGAAACTAAATCTTGAAAATCGGATTGGGATGATTGTCCTCCATCTTCCCATGTAGCCGTATCATTCAACCCACTCCAACGAACACGCTGCTTGTTAACAGTATATTGCTGTAGCTTATGGGTTTCTGATCCGCCTGTTGCCGATAAAGTGATTACTGTTCCTGCAATAGCGTTAGCTCGGGAGGTTGCTAATTTTATTGTATCGGCATCTATCTTAATCACATAGTAAACAGAGCCGTTAGTCAAATTCGTTAAACTTGTATTGCCGTTATTGTCATAGACAACAGTATAGCCTGTAAGCCATCCGTGTGCGGTAATGGTTATTGCATTAGCTGCAATGGCATTTGAATCAAAAGTCTTTGCCGTCTGGTATTCCTTGGTAAATCCTGTCATCAGGAAATCTTTTACCGTAGCCATGTATTTGGCTTGTGGTGCTGTTCCTGTTGTTGTTGTAATATTGGCAAACAAGGAAGAATTATCCAAGTCAAACTGTTGAATGGGATTTACATAATTTGTTGCAAAGATATTTGTTCCAAATTGTGTAAAGCTCCAATAAGTTCTATCGTTTTCTGTATCCAGTCCGTCATAGCCTGCCGCTATGGAAACATTCGACCAGGTTTGTGCTGATCCATATTTATATAGTTTTGCCTTATCGCCAGAAAATAATGTTGTATCGGTCTTACCGTTCTCATCAATGGCAAAGGAAGTGAATAGTCCTCTTGCCTCATTGGTAAGAGCATCGCTTCTTGACGCAAAGTTCGGTAACGCCCTGTAGCCATCAGAGTTCGGTATGACATTATTTGCCTTTGTCGCCCCTCCACTCATGAACGGGTTGGCATCTGGAATATAATCGCCAAAAGGAATCATTACGCAGTTACATTAGTTTGTGGCCAACTTCTTGCTTTGGCAAATGCTCCCGATGGTGTCATTTGTAACGGGGAACCAGAATGTTTTTCTTTTGCATCGCCATCTTCCGCATTACGAACAGCCGTCTGATACATTTCTGCCCATACGG